GCGTTTTTATTACCACCGTTAAATTTTCTTCTATCTTCCATATCAAATAAGTAATTATTAATGAAATAAAAATAATCTATTTTACTTTTTGTTTCTATCGTTATAATTAATTAAGTAATACCATAGCCAAATTAGTTTTGGTCTTATGAATTCGTACATAAGTAATATGAATAAGTATATCATTTGTAAAGTTGTTTTAGTTCTTTTCCTATTTCCACCCATTCCGGATAACCTTGTTTAATATATCCACTTACTACAAATCTATTATATTCTTTAGTGTATTTCTTATGTAGTAGTTTTGCTCTTTCTTTATTTGTCATAGCTTTTCTATTTCGTTTCTTACTTCTAACCAATACGGATTATTTATAACTCGCATTCCATCTCTTTCTTCTGTTTCAGATAATAGTTCTTCTACTGCAATTAATGCACATTGTATGCTTTTTTTATATTCAAAATAACATAATGATTTTTCAGGATATGATGATATTTCTTCATATATCTTATCTACTAACTCTTTTGCTTTTTCTTGTGGTGTCATTCTTTATCTTCATCTATTAGTTTAACTTCTATTTCTTTTATACAACTTTCACACATTATTTCATCTTTGTTTTCGCCTGTTGAAATTATTACATTGCATTTATTACATAGTGTAGCGTAGTTGCCATTATTGTATTTATGTATTGGTTTGTATCCTGCTTTTAGTCGCATTAATATCTGCGCTCGTTCTTTTGGTGTACTCATATCTTTCTTTTACTATTTATATCTACTAATTGATTTAATCTAAACAAAAATAATTCTTGGTGTTCTGTGTTTTCAAATCTATGCAATAATATTTTAATGTTTTGTATTGTTTCGTGTTCATCTCGTAGTAATTGTTTCTTTAGTTTTTCATTCTCTATTTGTAAATCTATTAATTCGCCTTGTAAGCGGTTAATTTGTTTGCGTAGTAAATCTATATCAGTTGAATCTATTTGTTTGTCAAACATCTTTAAAATGCGTTCCTTGTACTTGTTTAATGTTGGGTTGTATCTTACAAGCATATCCCACTGATTCAATCCGTGAATAACTGTAGCGTGATTCTTATTTACTGATTTACCTATTTGTTTTAAAGTTGTTTTAGGTGTTATTTCTTTTATCAGTGTATAATATAAACTACGTGCTTCTACCTGCTCACGTGTACGTGTAGTATCATCTACGTTTATGTTGGTTTGTTGTAATACTAATTCTTTTATTTTTTCGTTTATTTCCATTTTAATTTTTTTGTTTTTATTTCTTGCTTTTTTGCTTCATCAAATAAGATGTGAAATCTTATAACTTCTACTGCTAAATGTACACCCCGACATACTTCAAATAGTTCTAAATCTTCGTAATGCTTTATAACCTCACGTAGTTCTTCTAAACTCATTCCTTGTTCGTATTCGTATATTGCAAGGTTGTAATGCTCAGCAGTAATTTCTTTCATTAAAATAATTTCTGTTGTGCTACGTGGTTTTCTATTCGTTTCATTGCTTTGTCAAAATATTCTTTGTCTAATTCGCAGGCCGTTAAATCAAATCCGTAATCGTGGCAGGCTATTGCTATTGAACCTGAACCTAAATGCGTATCTAATATTTTATCGTTTTCTTTGGCGTAATTTTCTAAAAGCCATTTATATAATTTAGTAGGTTTTTGTGTTGGGTGTATGCTTCCACCTTGCTGTGCTATTAAACCTCTATTGATATTTACTTGCCTTGTAGCTTTTTGAAAACTACTATATGCAATTTCTCCATCACTCATACTTAAACCTTCTTGACCTTTATACCAAAATATCCAACCCATTGTTCCTTTTGTTAAATGCTCTACAAAATAATTAGCACCCCATATAATTTGGTTTTTAGATACTCTTAATAATTCATTAAAATATTCTGAAGTAGGTATTTCATTATCCCATTCTTTTTTTTTATGTAATTTTCTTTTTTGTTTTTGATTCTTTGTAAAAGTTTCTGTTTGTCCACCTCTTTCAATTCCGTAAGGTGGGTCAACTATTGCCAAATCAAAATACTTGTCAGGGTATCGAGCCATTAAGGCCATATTATCTTCGTTTGTTATTGTTAGCATATCTTATAAAATCCCACGTAATACATACTGATTCAAATCTACATCACTACCTGAGCCAAAAAAGTATTTATAGTTACTAATTCCCTGCTCTAACTTTTCTTTGCCTCTTTGGTAAAATTCATCTGAACATTCAAATATACCAATATCTAAACTTCCTTTGTCAATACACACAAAAACAAATTCATCTACACCAAACATTTCACGATATAAATAAGCCTGTAAATCGTAACTGTATTTATCTGCTGAATATCTAAACTCATTTAAGCCTGTAGTAGTTTTTAAATCTACTATCATATTGTCTTTTAATATATCTGCTTTTGCTCTAAATGGTAAACCGTCTATCATTGCTATTTCAGGTACTTCAAATTCTGCTTTAGACATATAATGTACTGCTTCATCGTTCTTTAAAATTGCATCAGCTAAACGTTCAGCATCTTTTATTTCTTTTGTAGTGTATACTTCTTTGCCTTCTGCTTTTGCTTCTTTGTAAACTTTATTAGCTTTTGTTGCTACATCTACTATTACAAGTTCATCTATCTTATGTGGTTCTAATATCAATGTGTGAAACAGTTTACCATCACGTAAAGGCTGCGTTTCTGATTGGCCATACTTTGTTACGTACTTGTATGTTTTAGGCGATTTAAGAACCATTTTTAATGTAGAAGATGATAATGCTTGTTTTCCTAAATAACCATAGTAAAAGTCATCACTGTACATATTATCTAAAATTTCTTTTTTGTCCCAAATCTTGTTGTCTAAAGTTGTAATCATTTTATCTAATGTTTAATTGGTTTAAATTGTCCATTGTTTCTTCGTAGTTCAATACTTGTTTAATTTCTTCAAAGTAGGCATATTCTATTTGCCATAAAGATTCTAAAGAAGTTGTAATTTTAGTTAGCTTGTTATAACTCCAAGTGTCATTTGTAGTACTTGCTAAATCAGTTAGCAATTGTAGTTCTTGTAAAATTTCTGTCTTAGTCATTGTTTTGTTCTTTTAGTTTGTTTAGTAATTCTTTTGCTTCTTGTTTTAATCTGTATTCTATTTCAAATATAGTTTCTCTTTTTGGTAAAGGATTTTTTGAGTATGCCATTTTTATTATCTGTATAAATTAGATTGATTAATTACAAATAATTCTTTTGTGTCTTTACATTGAACTAAAATAAAATCTGTGTTTTCTATTCTACCCATAAAAGTATAAAAACCTGTAATGCTATTAGAACCGTCAACTGTTTCTACATTTTGTAATTTTAAAGTTTCGAATTGTAAATCGTAATTTCTCATAATATTTGTTTTTAAAATTGTTATTTGTTCTTGTTATCTGAGTACAAATATACACCTATTTTTCAGTTATAAACAAGTTATTATAATTTTAACAAAACTTTAACATTTACTGTTCACTTTTATTCTGTGTTTACGTTTACGTGAACAAACTATTTAAACGAACAAAGGTAGCTAATTGCTACCCTTATTTCTTAATTCCTGTTGTACTGCTCTAATCTTATCATTTAGCTTTTCATTATTATTACCTTTTAAATATAGTTGTTCTCTTTTCTTAAGTAGCTGCGTTAATCTAAATTCTAACTCTAATGTTTTAAATTCTATTTGTTCAGTTCTATCCATTTTGCTTGTTCTTTTCTTACGTGTGTTAGTTCTCTTTCTAAATAATCTATTGCTTTTTCTAAATCTTTTATTTGGTTATCTTTCTTTCTTGCACGTGCTACATATTTAATCACGTTACCTTCATTAAAGTTTAAATCATAATCTTTTACAAAATCTATTACATCGTAATTCTTTTCGTTGTGGTAATGGTTAGGTTTCATTTTTTAAATCTTTTTGAGTGTTGTGTGTAAAGTTCCATAATCTTTTTATCTGCTTCGTATTGGCTAAATTCTTTTCTTACGTTATTTTCTTCTAAATAAATTACCCTGTGCAAATCGTTTAAAGTGTATTTAGTAATCCAATACTTATTATTATCGGTAGGCACAATTACATAAGCTAAATTATTTTGGTGGCAAATGCGCATATCATTTAATTCTTGGTGTGCAGGGTAGTATTTAACTTCTTTTTTTTTAACCATCAATCCTTAAAAATTCTGCCTGTGCATATTCAGCAAACCATTCTTTATTTTCTTTGTATTTATCAATTACTGCATTTATCATTACTATTTCATCTATAGTGCAAGTTTGCAGTTTTGTAATTACATCATCTATTGCGTTTAAAATGTTTGTAGTCATTTCTGCATCAGTTTTGTAAATCGTTGCATACTCAGTTCTAACAATTTCTTCTAAATCTTTATTTAAAGAGTTAATTTTGTGTTTAATCTGCTGCTTGTATTGCTTTGTAAAATACAAATTTTCGTTTGATTCAAGTAATAACTGCGATAGTAATACTGATTTTAAATATTCTAATTGTATTGGATTATCTTTCATAATTTTTATAATTTGTTATTTCTATTACAGGTATCAATACTGCTAAAGATGTGTTATTATCACCCATAGCTTTAATCTTACCCATTTCAAAGTATTTATTAAATATTGTTTTTAAACGATTAGTTTCTATAATTAAAATTATATCATCTTCAAATTTTCCTGAAAATATAAAAACCCAATATTCGGCTAAACTCTTATTTATTCCTGAAGGTTTACCCCTACTTTCATATTCTATTGCAATATTACCAGTACGATATATCCAATTATCACGTTTAACTTCAATTGTTTTATCAGTAAATATACTTCCAAGAAGTTCCTCACCTACTTGACCAAACTTTAAATCATACTTAAAATCGTTGTTAAATTTCATCTAATTGGTATTCGTTATATACTTTTTTAATTTCAGCTATTCTATCCCTCCAACAAGAAGCACAGTTTGAATTTTCTATTTTTTTATTAAAAATTCTATAATAAATATCTATTAACTTGTACTGCTGATTAACTGTTAATTGGTCTTTAACCACAGTAAAGAAATTAGTTAAATAGTTATAATCTTCTTCGTTCAAACAATTTGGTTTGTGATAAGAAAATAATTTGTTTAATACTTCTTTTCGTTTATCACACCCACAATCTACTCCTGTAGCTTTGCTAAACTTTTCTACTACTGTTTTAATTCCTGTTGCTTCTGTGATTTGTTCTATTGTATCACCTAATCCTGTTGCTTTTTTTCTACGTGCCATAATTTTTAGTTTTAGTAAATTCCGTTATAATCGTTATTAATATAATCCTGATAATCTTTATTAAATTTAGTGTTTAAAATTTCTTTATAGTTTTTGATTGAATTAAAAATTGATATTAAACTTATGTTTGTTTCTTTTGCAATATCACGCATACTCATATCTGAATCTCTATAAAGTTTAAATAGCTTTTCATCGTACCAATGCCAATTTTTTATTTCTTCATCTATTAGCAAACAAATATCATTGTAAGCATTGTGTTCGTCTAAATTAGAATCATCAAACAAGGTAAACTGTTCATCTATAGAAACTTTATTTACTTTCATTTTTTTGTTATAGTATTGAAAGAATAAACTTTTTAAAGTAAAGAACACATAACCTTTCCTGACATTGCCTGAAGCGTCTATAATCTTTGT